AACTCCAAAGCCTAAACCAACTCCAGAACCTAAACCAACTCCAGAACCTAAACCAACTCCAGAACCTAAACCAACTCCAAAGCCTAAACCAACTCCAGAGCCTAAACCAACTCCAAAGCCTAAACCAACTCCAAAGCCTAAACCAACTCCAAAGCCTAAGCCAGAGGACACAGACTTTGATACACCATTTGTTGGTGGCGGTGGGGGAGTGTCTTCAATTGTTTCAACCGATATACTAAATGTTGATACAAACACTCTTGTTCCAAACAACCTTTACAAATATAGAAAAACTGGTATATTTGGACTTCCAACTAATTATTGATGATTCAAAAAACTTTTAAACATAATTTTACCCTCTCTGAGAGAGACATATCTGCTACTGAATTTAATATTGGTAGATGTTATGTAACAGAGGATGGTATTTTTCCTAGCGTAACTACGGTTGTAGGCTGGGAAAAGCAAGCATTCTTTAAAACGTGGAGAAAACAAAATCCAGAAGAAGCAAAGAGAGTTACAACAAGGGGTAATGAACTCCATTCAACGATTGAAAAATATCTTAAAAACGAAGATATTGCATCTCTTGAATTAATGCCCAATGATCTTGAATTATTCATTCAAATTAAAGAAAATTTAGATAAAATTGATAACATAAAAGCTCTTGAATTTCCTTTGTTCGGTAAAATTATTGGTCTTGCTGGTAGAGTAGATTGTGTCGCAGAATACAACGGAAAGCTTTCTATTATTGATTTCAAAGGAAGTACAAGAGAAAAAAGAAAAGAAGACATAGACAACTACATGTTGCAGGCAACCGCTTATGCTCTATTATGGAGAGAGACAACTGGCGAAAAAATAGATAATTTCGTAATTCTTATTTCTTGCGAAGACGGAACTACTCAGATATTTGAAGACAACCCAATAAACTATGTAAGTTCTTTAATCGAAGCGATAAAAAAATATAGGATGAACAATGAACGAGAAAGATCAAGTTAATAGGAGAAATACCAGAGTTTGGGTAAAAATGAATGAAGATGCCAAATCTTCATATTTTAGAAATCAATTTATTCAAAAATATGGTGGTAAATTTGTAAAAGAAGGAAAACACTGGAAATGGGTGGAAATAGATTTCGAAAAGCTATTGATAGAAGATTTCGAAAAACAAGTAAAAGAATTTAAACCACCAGAACCAGTAATCAGAATAGAACGAGGGAAAAACTATGTTTTCCTCAATAAAGAGGGAAAAGAAGTCTATATCAAAAATTTATTAGATTTTTGCACGGAGAATAAGTTAGTTCGCGGAGCCATGTATGATTTAATGAGTGGAAAACGAAAGACCTACAAGGGTTATAAGTTTTTAAAAAAGGAGGAATGATATGGAATTAGTAATTAGCGAATCTCTAGGCACTATTTTCTATAGCGTAGTTGTTTTTGTAACTGGTGCGCTGATAGGCCAGGGCCTTTGGACTTGGGTATCCAAGTTCTTCCCGTGGAATCGGAAGTGAATTGGGCGAGTCGAAAGACCCGCCTTTTTTGTTTATAAATACCAGTATGAGTGATACTTGGTTCGATCCTACTTTCATCAAAAACTATACCCGTAATATTCTTCCTCATATTAATAATTTGGAAGAGGGCTATTTCTTAAAACAAGAAAAACAAAGCCAAGCAATCGAAAGATTTATCGCAAGAAAAAAGAGAGATAGAGAGATTCGAACTGCTCGTAACAGAGTTAGGCAACAAAGAGCTGTTCATGCAGCCGAAAGAGGAAAGGCCAGAGAAATGGACATTCGCACAGGACAACCAATATCAGGAAAAGGAGCTGGTGGATTCTATGAAGAAGTAGAAAAAATATTTGAAAATAAAAAATCTGGAGAAACAAAAAAGCACAACGAAAAGTTCCGTGGCTTCAAAGATTTCAGAAAGGACTTTAGATTATCTACAAGAGCTGCAATTAAAGGAGATGACCGCGAAAAGGATAAACTAAGAAAAAGAGAAGAACGAAGATTAAATGAATTATTTTCAATTCAATCAATAAAGGTAATAAATGAGCAAGAAGAAGAACAAACAGAAGATCAACCAGCCGATCAAGGACAAGAAGAAGCTTCTCAAGGAGAGGGAGCTATTCAACAAGAAGGTCTTGTTCCTCCTCCTTTTGAACTCATCTTCGAACAACTTAAAGGACTTAGATCTAAAGTAAAAAACGTATTCGAAAATCTCAGTAACATTTCCTATAAGATTCTATCGGAAAAATTTAGAGTGTTTTCAGTAAATAAAGATGATAGAGATTTTCAGATAGAAAATGCTGTTATTCTAATTTCTAGAATTTGCTCTGGTGCTTCTGAGCAAGAACTACAAATTATGCAGCAATTTGAGGGTGGTAGATTCTTTGACTTTGATGAGGAAGCATTTGAAATTGCTAGAAATCTTCTATCCAATCTAGGCGAATCTTGCTTTCAGAATCTAATTTTTATAAACGAACTGGGAACACAAGCTGATATTCCTGGTGGAGGAAGAACACAGATTCTTTGCGGTCAAAATACTTTTAAGATAGTGACCGGGAAAGTTTATGTGAAAGAAAGTACAGATTCTCCGAACTATGGTGTTAAATTGCAAAATGTAATTAGAATGCTAATTCCAATGAGTATTCCAAACACACCAGAGACAGAACAGTTTGATCAGATGCATATGTTTATCGAACCACTAAGACGGCAGCTGTTAAAGTTCTCAAGTGTTCTGGTAGATGATACAAATCCACTTACACAAACACCAGAGGGAATGCAAATTGTTTATGCAAATGGTTTACTACAGAATAATCAAATTCCTGAAAATGCAAAACTTTCTACAGTAAACAATTTGATACAGCAGTATGCTAATCAAATAATGAGTGATGTAAAAACATTCAAGAAGTCATTTTTCATGGAAAATCTTAAACTTATGTTGACGAGATATTTCCTATCTGGATTTAATCAAATGGATCCAAGAAATAATGCTACTCACCTTTTAACTGATAATGGGTTATTCCTAATCAGTGATGATTTGATTGCTTCATACACAAAAGAAGCTGATATAGAAATAAGACTAAAAAAATCTAAAAAGTCTTCTATTGGTAGAAAAGAAAAGGGAAGCACTATTTCCAAGTCTATAGAAAAAAATAGAGCAATAGTAGAGCAAGTTATGCAAGACATGCAACCAGTCTTGACTCCAGATCAAATCTTGATAGATGGGGGAGAAGTAATAAGAAATCTTGACTTTACTTTCTACACAATGATCTTAGATAATTTTGACTTGGATTTTAGCATGTCTCTAAATCCAGGATATACTGTATCAACAAAAGAAAAGAAGAAAAACGAATACAACATAGTAAAAATAAAGGATAAAGAATTTAAAATTCCTGTGCGTATGGATCGCGGAGACATGAGCACAAAAACAATAAAAGAAGAATTTGAGACTTTATTCTCTTTAAGAGAAAAAAAAGAACTTATAATTGAAAAGCTCAGGGGATACGAAAAGAAATACTCTCAAAAGACCAGTCATCACAGATCAAATAGAAATAAGGCTAGAAGAGCCGCAGAGAAAAAATTCGGTGCTGCCGCCATGAAAGGTAAGGATGTGGACCACAAAGACGGTAACCCCATGAATAATTCCCCAAGTAATCTTCGTCTAAGAAGCAGGGGCGAAAATAGATCCGATAATGGTCATCACAAGGGAGAACCCCATAAGAAGGCCATGAAAGGAATCACTAATACATTCAAAGGGAAGGATAAGTAATGTTTGAATTTGACCCTAGACTTATAGAATACGGTATAGCTACCGCTTCATTTCTTGTTGGTGCTTATTTCGGAATAAAAAAGATCAAGGATAAACTTTTATCCGATAAAAAGAAAAAAGAAGGTAAGGAATACTGGAATATTCATTCAGAGATTCACGAAATCCTTACCGAACTTCGTATTCGTACAGACGCTGCAAGAGCACAAATCATTCAATTCCACAACGGCGAATATTTCATGGATGGTGTATCGATGAAGAAAATGAGCCTGACTCACGAATCTCTTCGTTCTGGCATCAGTGCAGAAGTATATCAAAAGAAAGATGTTCTTATCTCTGCCTATATCGATTTTATTCGTTCTATATTGGACACAAAATATAAGTTTGAAATTGTGGCCGCAATGAAAGAATCATATCAGAAGCAGCTTTTCATCTCAAGTAATGTTATTGCTTACATGGCAATTCCTCTTCAAAGCAAAGGGGTAAATGTTGGCTATACGATAGTACATTGGTGTAGCGACGAAAAAGTAAGTCAACTAAAAGAACAACTTGCTGCTGAAGAAATCAAACACGCAAAAGATAGAATCGAAGTTCAATTGAGTCATCAAATAGTACTAGGAACATCATGAAATTTATAAATGAAGTCTATCGTAATTCAGGTCTTGGAAAATGGTTCCATGATGAATCAGCCGGGGGTAAACCTGGATGGGATAGATATAACTCTAAAGGAGAGCGTGTAGGTGAGTGTGGTGATGCTAAGAAAGGTGAACCTTATGCAGCCTGCCTCTCAAAACAAAAGGCCGCAAAACTAGGAAAAGAAAAGATAGGAAGTTTTGTGGAAAGAAAAAGAGCTGCACAATCTAAAGCTGGTAGAGGTAAGAAGGGTTCTGGCCGCAAAGGAAAGAAGCCCATCAATGTCGATACTGGTGTAAATGAACAGTATGACGTAGATAAAAAAGGTCCTTCAACAACTCCGGGCCAAAAAATGGACATTGATAAGCGCAATAAACGGTTTAAGACTCCACCTTGCATGATAGATAATAAACAAGTGGAGCAACCAGAATATATGGATAAAATTATAAAAAATAAATCTGTTCGCCAAATAATAGAAGAAGCTAAAGAAATAAACGAAATGATGGAGCTTCTTGAAAAGAACAGTCCAACTAATAAGAAATTGTGGTCTAAGGCAAAGTCTCTTGCTCGACAGAAATTCGATGTATATCCTAGCGCATATGCTAATGCTTGGGCAGCAAAATGGTATAAAAAGAAGGGTGGGGGGTGGAGAGCCTTAAAAGAAAACGAAGCACCATATGTCGATTCTGCTCAAGACATTGATTCTGATCCAGAAGAGGCAAAAATGGCAAATGATTCTGCATTTAAACCAGAAAAATTAGAGGATGATTTACCAGTCGAAAAATTATTAAAAAATAGAAATAAATTTAATAATATTAAGCTACGTTTAGAATATTTTAAAAATTTAATAAATAGATCAAAGGAACTCAATGAAGAAATTTAAAGAAATATTATCTCTTATAGAATCTGAATCTTTTGATGGTGGTGGATTTGGTGAGCCATTCCAACCAACAAAAACAACCAGAACCGCAGCAAGTGATTTTGGTGTTCATCGTGTAGAAAACGATACACAACAAAATAGAATAAATGCATTTTTATCAACCTTCGCTGGTAGAGAATATATCGAACCAAGGGGTGCTTTATCTCTTCTGAGAGCAAAAATGAACATTATGGGTTTAGATTTTGATTTTACTCCAAAGACAAAATTAATGCCTGGACCAAATATTTTTACTCTAAAACGATTTGGAGGAACATTTGGAACTACTCCAGAGCATGATCTACTAAAAGATGGATTCCTAGTAACTGATGGAATAAAAGAATTTAATAACGGTAAAGGTTTAAACCTAATTATTGATGTAGTAATAACAGCAAATAACTTGTATAAGTTTAATTTTTCATTAGTACCTAATTAATGAACGACTTTTGTATGCTGACGGAAAAAAATTTTGAAATATTTGCTAAATTAAATTACAATAACCCGTCTTGTATATCCATTGATGAATTTAATGATGATATAAAGAGAATAAAATATATTAAGAGATTGTTTTTAAAATACGAAACAGAAAGGCAACTAAAAGATACTTTAATAAAGAATCATATTTTAATCTTAACAAATTTGTTTGGTATAGAAAATACTATTAGAATGTTATATTTTAAAATAGAGAAAAAATATCACGGATTCCTAAAAGCATTTTTATTAAGCCTTGAAATACTACCAGCAAAGATACCAGAAGTAAATCTAGACTTAATTCAGCCCGATCCTAGAATACAAAGACTAATACAAAAAAATGATAAATGAATCCATATCATCTGCTGGACTTTTGGTTAGATCTTTTACGATCTACAAGTTTTTGATGTTGCTAGCAGCCCCGTATACCAGCATGGATGCTTTTCAAAAAGGGTACATTGACATGCGGGGTAATTTTAAGCAAAATTTAGACCTATTATTGAGAGCAAATAAAATAGATCCACTTGAAGTTATAATTATTAAGCTTAAAAAGTTTTTATCAATGGTTCCAAATCCTGGAGTTAGAGGATCACTTAATAATCAATTAGCTATTTTAGATTTATTTTTAAGTGAAATGTACAAATATGAAGTAAATCCACACGAATCATTATATTTGCTTGAAACTCACTGTTTAAAAGAAGGATTTTCTCTATTGGATTTCCTTGTTGAAGATATGACTGTTGGTAGTGGGGATGTTGCTGGTCTTTTAATTACTGATATTATTGGACCAAAACAAGAAGAATTAAAAGATCCATATAGAGAAAAAAAGAAGCTTTTGAAAAGAAAGCCTCTAGAAGATCAAATCGAAGAATAATCTCAGTATAAATAACTCTGGAGGTTATTATGCCGACTGAGTTGATTTCATTGATAGGCGGAAGCCTTACTGGATTTTTATTCAGATTCATGGCTCAAAAGAGCCAGGATCAGAAGGAAATTTTTGAGCGTCTAATTACTGCTAACAAGCAGACCACTGAGAACCAAAACAAGGCGGCTCAAAGAGTTCCCCTAGATGTCGGCAAGGGAGTGCGACAGCTAATCGTTCTAACCGTTCTATTCGGAACCATTGCTGCTCCTTTCATTCTTCCTTTCTTTGGAGTTCCTACCTTCGTTGAAGTTGATAGCAGCAATCCAGAAGCTATTTTTGGTTTGATTCCAGAAACTACCAAGAAGTATTTTGTTGAGATCAACGGATATCTTTATACTTCTGAGAACAGACAAATTCTAGTTGCAATCGTAGGATTCTATTTCGGTACAGCCGCAGCAGGGAGGAAGTCATGAGAAAATTTTGGGCATTAATTCTAGTCATAGCATTGGCCTTTGCTGCCTGTGCCACCAACCCAGAAATAGTTCCAGATACAACTGGAGACAGTGTAATCATGCTGGACATCAAGAGCCAGATCGAAAACAACAAAATGGTAAGGGATGATTATGGCTGGGTAATCTGGTATCTACCAGTTCTTTTCCTTGTTGTTGCCTGGGGTTGGAAAGAATTTTTCGGTAAGAAAAAGGGAGAATAATGCGCTCATTTGCACAATTCTTAGCAGAAAACATTAGAGATATTTCTGATGAAGTTATTCAGAGAGTTTTAGATTTACTTACCCCCGAAGAACTTGCTTCACTTGATAATCCTTCTCCTGAAACAAACAAAAAAATATTCAGAAGATTAGCCAGGGAATTACATCCCGACATAACTGGCAAGCCTATGGGTGATGTTGAAAATGCTGCTCTTAGAATTTTTGGAAAAGATGAAGCTTCAAATGCCAAAACATTTAATAGACTAAAACAAGTAAAACAAACTACTCAAGCCTCCGCTCAAGCAGAAGCAGGAAGACCTAAAACAGCAGATGAAGTTAGAGCAGAAGCTAATGCACAAAGAAGAAAAGAGTGGCAAGAGGGAGAAGCATGGAGTAGAGAAGAGAGAGAAAGAGTAAAGAGAGAAGCGCAGGCAAGAGAACAAGCGCGAGCAGATAAAGCAAAGGCAGATGCCCAAGAAGCGGAAAGAGCTAGAGTTGGAAGAAAGCAGGCAGAAGCAGCTAAAAAAGCAAAATCTGGACAAACTGCACAACCTCAAACACCACCACAACCACCTCCATCAATTCAAGATGAAGTTTCTTCTGCTGCTGCTCAAGGAGAACAAAATGCTGCTCAAAGATTTGGAAGAAAGGCAATTGACACTACAAAGAAAATAGTAGGAGAATTTGCCCAAGGAGCAAAAAAAGAAGCAATTAGTATTGGTAGAGATCTAAGCCAAGGTGGGTTTGGAATAGGGGGAGGTAAAGCACCAGTCAGTGTTACTAGTAGAGTTTTACCAATTGGTGCTGGAGCTGATCTTGCATTAAAGATTGGTATGGATCTTTATGATATGCACAAAGATCCACTATGGATCTATAAACCTCCAACCTATTCGGATGCTATTAAAAATGAGTTAATAGGAGTAGGAATATCCACTGCCGCTGGTGCTGGTATCGGAGCTCTTTTAGGTGGAGCCCCTGGAGCAGGGGCTGGAGCAGTTGCTGGTGCTGTTGAGGGAATTGCAACTGCTTCATATGGATTAGCTCAAGTTCCAATGAAGATGGGTTATTCTGAAAGACAAACATTAAATAATCTAAAGAGCAGATTGGACACCACAAAAACTTTACAGAAAAATAATCCAACTTTGGATTATACAGAAATAATTTCAAATCTCGAAAATGCTATTTCACAAATGGAGCAGGGAGAATCAGTTGAATCTAAGTTATCAAAGGGAGTTGATGCTGCCGTTCGTAGTATAGGATTGTCATCTTCTGATGCTGAAGTTGCAGCAAGAGAGACTAGAACACCAGAACAATTAAGAGCTGAAGCTGAGGCTGCATTTGCAGAAAGATACCCACAAGGAATTCGTGGTGGTCTAGCTCCAGGTAAATCAGCTGCTGAAGTAGAAAAAGAAGCGGCTACCGATATAATCAATAGACTAAATGCTGGTGCTAAACCAGAAGATTTATCAAAAGAGTTGGGATGGGAAAAAGACCATGTTGAAAAGTTTAGACAAAAAAGAGTACAAAAAGAAGTTGAATTGATGGTTTCTGATCCGGAAAAGTATGGAAAGATGAGTGAAGATCAATTGAGTGCCGCAGCAGGTGAAAAAGTATTAGATGAACTCAGAAAAACAATAGATGCCGAGCTAATAGGATACGCCAGAAGAAGGGAACAGGAAGATGCTGATCGTAAAGCAAAGATTGCTGCAGAAAAAGCTGTTGAAGATGCACAAGATGCTCAACAAGCTTACGAGAGGCAGCAAATAAAAGATGCTTTGGCAAAGAAGATTGCAATAAATCAAGGTCTTGCAAACGAAAGAAGAGCCGCAGAATCTAAGAGAAAAGCAGACCTTGCAACCATAGACGCAGAAAACGCAGTACAGAGAGCTAAAACAGAAGCTGAAATTGCTAAGAAAAGAGAGCAAGAAAAACGACAAGAAAATGTTAACAGATATTTAGATAGAAAAAATTTCAAAACTGATGCTGAGAGAACAGATTTTTTAAAACGAATGTCTAAAGAAGAAAGAGCTATGCTTGTCAAAGAATTAAACAGACCTATTGAGACTAGATATCAACCAGAACCACAACCACAAGAAAAAGTAAGAAGATCAAAATATGGTCATTTAGTTAGTGATGGTGAAGGCTGGGGCGGATAATCAAATATTATTTTTGTTATTATCATAAACTGATTTGCAGATGTAAAAGGAGTCAACGATATCCGTAATAGGATTCTTGACTTCTTTTCCTATCTGATCAAAATGGATTCTTAAATCAGTTCCAGTCTCTTTAACAAATGCCTCAAACATTTCTTGTTTACTGGCATTTCCCTTTCCGCTTGCAAGTTTCTTGACTCTGGTTGGTTGAACAACATCAAGAGGAATACATTGTTGCCAGAGCTTATATTTTAGAATACCTGTGTTCTCTGCTATATGAAAAACTCTTCCTTTGGCGGCATATGCATAGTCCTCAAGGACAACCCGGTCACTTCCAATCAGCAGTTCCACTGCCCAGTCTGAGATGCTATCGTATCTACTACATTCTGCGGTATAGTCAGGAAACAATTCTCCGCGAATATTGTTATTAAACATTGTGGCATTCTTTTTAATATCAGTTAGAAAATAAAAAGAACAATTTTTATAACAAAATTCCCCGTGCAATCTGCCATTGAAGATACAGATGCAAGGGGAAGTCAAAGAGTAATCTATACCAGCGATTATCACATATTATTTATCGACTAAGAGCATTAGAAGATTCTAAATGGTTTGTTATTCCTTCTAATGTATATCTATCCACATACTGTGATAATACGCCAAGCTCATCTACATTAATTTCCAAATTTTTTAAAACTTGAGGATCAACGACTTTAAATATTTTTGGAAGTGTAGCATTGGCTTGTATAGTTGCTGTTTTTGCTTGTGATTCAAAATACGGAGGTTTTAATGTTCCTGTTTGTTTTACTGCTTGTTTTACTATTTCATTTGGTACACTATACACCACACTTCTTGGTCCTTTAAGTATAAAATTACCCAAAATTCCTCTTAAAGCAATATCCATCGTACCTTGTCTGACATCATTATTTGCGTTTATATCTCTAATTGTTTCGGTTGTTTTTCCTTGTTTATCTAAAAATTCTTGAGAGGTTGGACTATATTCCCGTGCTGCACTTCTAAGGTTAGCTATTCTTCTGTTTAAAGAATCTGGATGCCAGCTAACTGGAACAGTTGTTGGAACTGCTCCAACAGTTATTTCTGTGTCTGGTTCAAATCCACGAAGTTTATCTACATCTGATATTTCCGGTACAGCTAATCTTTTTCCTACTGCTGATCTTAATCCTTTAATTTCTATTGACTTTGTTTCTAATTGTCCTTTGTCATTTAATTTTATAATTTTGCTATCATGCCCTCGCTCGTTTGCATTTTTTCCCACCAATTCTCCAAAAGTATCGACAAAAACACCCAATCCTCTTTGAGCAGAATGAACTGTACCTAAAGATTTAATTGCTGTAATTAGCCTAACAGTATGTTCAGTATTTGCACCTTTTGTTGTATCGATGTTATTTCCAGCAAGTTTACCTAATATTGTTCTAAAAATAGTATTAACGGATTCTTTGTGATCTTTCTGCTCAATCAAATATTTTACTAGTTTAAGTCTATGGTCCATATTTTATTTAGTCAGATCAACCAGTTCACATGCCCCAGCCGCGCAGCTGAAAGTCTGGGTTCCTGTGGTGTTGTCTTCCTTCTCATACTTGGACAATTCGCTCCAATCAACATCCTTTGGAAGCTTGGCAAGCATGGTTTCGTACTGCTCCTTGGTGCAGTCTTCATAAGGAGCCTGACGATAGGTGTGGTCTGAGTGCGGAAGAAACGAAATACCGCTGATCTCGTCAAAGTGCTTATAGACCCAGGCCCCGACTTCCATCCACTCCTCGTCACGAACAGTGATGGTGACGCTTGGCTTGTGTTCGCACCAGTACTGCTGATAGGTGAGCCAGAGTTGTAACTGTTCAAGAGCAGTCATGTCATTACGGGTGATGCAATGCTCAGGAGCCTTCATTGGGAATGAGAAGACCACTGTGTGGTTTGGCTTCATGACGCATGGCTCGGCAGGGAATCCCTTGTCAATCATAAACTGGCAGATTGGATCCTTGCGGTCAGCGCGAACACGACGAATGTAATAACTAGCGTGACGAGCATGAATACCTGAAGCAGCATCTACTAATTGTGAAACTGTGCCAGAAGGTTTGCAACAAGTGATTGCAGCAGACTCGTTGATCTTTAGCTTATGGGCATATTCCTTATTGGTATCCACCGCAACATGGCGTAGATGCTCAAGTAGATCGGGTAGATCACCAGCACGGCCATTAGTGATCTCGTTGTCCATGATACCAGTCAGAGACACCCCAAGCAGACGCTCTTCTTCACAGTTCTTCTTCCAGTCACTTGACAGATAACGGAAGTTAGTAAGTGTAGATTGGAATGTACCAAGAATGGTAGCAAGACGAACCTTACGAGCAAGAGTATCTGGAGTATCGTCAGCACGAATCACGACTTCAGATAGATTACAAAACTCACGATCACGCAAAATAATTTCTGAGCAATTATGTACTATGATAAAGTCTGCAACAAAATTGTGTGTTTCTTCTACCGTCAAATCATACACATCAGTTATAGGACCGTCAGTAATTTCTTCTACTGTAGCATACTGGTGCAGATTCGATTTCAGTTCTTCTGGCATCGAAACAATTGTTTTTGTTCCGTGGCGGCTCAATGTTCCACTAACAAATCCATACTTTCCGCTTTCCATATAACCTGTAACCATATGATTGTTCGGCTGATTTAGAGCAGTTACTCTAGCATGTTCTGAATGAGACAAACATTCCAAATTATCGATAGAGTTGTTATAGGTGTCGCCATCAATATGGTGAATATCATATCCGTTTGGAATTTTCCCATATTGGCTTTCATAAACCAAACGATGTTCCATAATAAAATCACGCTTGTCTTGCGTCGAAAGTTTTACTCCTGAATATGCTGCCCCTCTTCTATTTCTGACTAGATGAACTACTCTATCTCCAATCTCAATATTCTGTGCTTCCACCCAACCACGACCAACAATATAGATCTTATGATCTGGAGTACAGGTTAAGACTTTACCAGAAGAGATATGAACTTTGATGGTTTTTGTATTCTTCTTGCTAATCCACGACGCTGATGCTTTACGGATGCATAGCTTTCCATCTTTGCCCATGGAATATACCATAGTTGGTTCAGTGATATCTTTGATCTTTACTCGACCATTAATAGTCTCGACCATAGTATCTGGGTGAAGACATGGATTTGTGCCAAACTCATAGTTTGGATTGCGACGATCACCAAGACGTTTGATCTGATTCTTTGCAGCCTGACGATTGAAGATACCGCGCTCACCACTCTTACTCTTCACAAGAGCAACCCATTCGTCCATGAATGTTTCCATGTCTGGCTTGCTCTTATATGAAGCAGAGTTATTTGCTAGTGCGCGTTGACCATTCTTCTCCCACCATGCTCCACTCTTTGCATTACGCATGCGGTCATCGTCAAGTGACGATAAAGAGATAAGAGCAGAACGACGAACACCCCCGACAACTACAATTTCAGCAATTTTGCATACGATATCGTGGCATTCGACCGTAGTGAGCTTTCTACCAGCCGCCTTACGGAAGGTTTCAACGGTAAATCGGAAAAGGTCTTCCAAAGGTTCAGGTCCCGATGCTCGTCCACCGAAGATTTTAAGTCTCGCTCCAGCAGGACGAATTTTTGAAATGTCCCATCGCGGAATCTGACCACCAATGAGTAGCGAGAAGAGTTCTTTGTAAGCCTTGGCCCAGCCAATCTTAGAGTCCTCCACAACAATGAGCGAATCACTGTCGGTAAATTCTTCAGCAATAGTAGGAAGTTTTTCAACGAAATCCCTTTCGACGGAGAATCCAACACCTGTACCGCACATTAAGATATATAGAATCTCATCAAACGAGCGAACCTTGCTCGTAGAAACATAAGAGCAATTATACCCTGCTACATGGTCGCGCTCCAATGCCTCGCCTGCGGTCATGAGGCAGCGCATAGACGGCATCACTTCCAAATTCAGAACAGCTGTTTCAAGCTCCTTGCGTAGATCCTTGGACAACTTGTAGTTGCAGCTTTCCTTGAGGTGCTTTTCAAAGAAGTCGAAGTAACGAGTTACAGTTTCGTTCCACGACTCCCTTCGTGTTTCCTCATCGATCCAACGAGCATAACGGGAAGCGTGAATAAAACTCTGATATGGAGTTGGTAGTGACATATGAAAATCCTTAAAGTTGTGGCATTCTAGCCGTGTTGGATATTTAGTCGATATTTACTTGGTAAGTTCAGCCCAAGAGACTGGAAAATAAGGCTGAATTAGGTTGCCAATGGCATTTGCGTATTCCCGAACCTCCCATTGAGCATGGGGGTCGATTCTTTGCTTAAAAACACGCGCATAAGCTGCCAGAGAACCAGTCCAATACCATTCGGTGTATGTACCCTGGGGTAGAACGAACCGGGCCTGTTCTGGAGCAATCCCAGCCTTTAAAAGGCCATTGTAGCGATTGAGAGCCAAGGTTATCGATTCCTTATAGTCTTTAGTAAGCAAAACACAATCAAGCCCTTCTTCCAAAAAATCTTCCGAACCCTGCTTGGCTCCATTTGTGGGCTTGGAACGCCACTTTGGAATGTAAATTTCTGGTTCTTCGGTTACATACCGACGAGAAATTTCGTTCTCAACGAATCCTACCTTGTGCTTAAAAAGTTGAGCACGAATAGAAATAGGAGCCTTGGTGTGAAGCATAATCTGAGGATGGGCAAAGGGAGTCCAATGCTTATGCTTGGCCAGATAAGAAATAAGCTTCGTATCCTTGTTCGATAGCGTCTTACCAATAATTGATTCGGTCCAGTTCTGTTCTCCATCCCAAGATGATTCCTTGTGGAAAGAAACTCTGGCCGCATTTACAACCGTCAAATCAGAACCCATCACTTCGATGAGTCGAACAAACCCCTTGTCTAGCACATTTACTTTTTCCATTTCATAAACCTCAATTTTGCTTCAAGTCCAGAGTGCGTATTGGAGCGTATCATAGCCATCGGATCACCAAACGCAAGAACATAATCGTTAATATCCTTGACCTTAACATCTGGCCAAATAAGAATCTTATGACCCTTCTCAATGACAGTTTCCATAAACGCACATATCTGTTTATTGCGCTTCTCGTTGTCAAAGACATAGATCACCTCGCTGTTCGCAATCTTCTCAGGAAGCTTCATGTCCCCGGCAGCACCAACCATCGCAAGAGCGTTAGGTAGAAAGATGCTGTCAATCGGTCCTTCTGTGATGTAGATTGGTTGTTCTGGATTTACTCTCCAAAGTCCATACCATAATTTTTCCACCGAATCTTTCTTGAGAGTAATATAGCGGATTTTGGAATCTGCTTCCAACGCACGACCTTGAACTCCGATAAGTTCTTTTGAGTCGTTGTAGAATGGGATGACCAATCTTGGCTCTCTCTTGAGTTCGTAGTCACCGCTAAAGCCCTTGGCAACTTCGGAGAAGTCTTCGGCGTAATAAAAGTAGCAGAACGATTCGTCAGGGATCTTTCGCTTCTCAAGATATTTGACGATTGGATGTGCAAAATCAAGGTCACAAACATTGACGCAATTCTTAGGCACTTCGAATGTAGTGATCTTTTTAGTTGGAACAAAGAGATCTTCCTGCTTTGGTTTCTTGTAATTTGATCTTCCATTTTCACCTTGTGTAAATCTCTTAAAAGCATACTCCTTGGCAAGCAATGGATTGATCGCTTCAAGGAAATTGTACATGTTTGTTCCGTGGCCACAATTGTGGCAACGGAAAAAGAAGTCATTACCCTTTTGGTAGAAATACCCACGGGCAATGTTCTTACGCTTCTTGGAATCGCCGCAGAAGGGACATCGACAATTGGCAAGATTATCCTTCTTCCACTTGAATTTCTTCAAGTATTCTGAAGCAATGTTAATAAACACCTTGTCGATATATGCGCTCATATAGTCCAATCGTTCACTTTGACTAACTTAGGAATTTCACGCGGAGAATAGCCTTGGCCGTATCCATCGGGATTGTTCTGATTGGAATCGGCAATGCCATCTTGTTCATCTCGTTTGGCATCATACAGCTTCATCTTGGAGCGGTCAATACCAATTACAAACTTTTTATTCACAGTCGCACTATTGTAACGATTCTTGAGTTGCTTGACTAGAATCTGACCAGTCTGCTCTAGATCTTCTGTGCTGATAAGAGCAACAAAGAAATCTGCTGTGGCAGGAAGACCAAACGACTCTGAGGTGTCTTCAAGACCGAAATCGCTATTAGCAAATCCAGTTCGATTGACCTGAGTTGCCGAGAATATTGGTACATTGTATTCTACAGCCAATCCGCGAAGTTCTTCTGCAACAGACTTGATATAGAAGTAGCTGTTTGTGTTTGCGTTTTGCTTGATTCTAGCAGAAGAGCAGATGTTGATGTAGTCAACAAAGATAACATCTGGAACAAATCGCTTCTTGATCTTGAGTTCGTCAAGAAGATACTTAAAGTTAGCCACTGATGCACTGGCAGTAGGATATTCCTTGATGATTAACTTACCATGCACCTTTTTCTTCAGTTGCTCCATCTTCTTGTCGTAAATATTCTTTGGAAGATCTTTTAGACTATCCAAAGTGATGTCTAGAAGATTAGCATCAATTCGCTCTGCGATTCTTTCTTCTGCCATTTCGCATGTGATATACAGAACATTCAGATTCTGTACAAGACAATTTGCTGCATGGTGGCAGAGGAATAGAGACTTACCCACACCCGTACCAGCCATTATGATGTTGAGAGTCTTTGACGGGACTCCACCGCCAGTGATGGCATTGAAGAATTCAAGATCAAACGGAATACGCTTCTCTAACTGATGATAGAACTCAAAGCGTCGATCAGCATCATCAATGTAGTCGTGACCAATATGGTTGTCAAATGACACAGACAGAGCATTAGAAAGAATACTAGGGATTGCGTTCTTTGTATGTGTCTTTGATTTTCCATCGAAAATATGAATAGAATCCATAATAGCATTATAAACGGCCTTATCCTTTACATGATTCTCAGTCTGTTCAATCAGCCAAGTTAGATCGGTCTGTTCTGGATTGGAATACAAAGATTCAACACACTTGGAGCATTCCGAGAACTCGTCTTCTGAAACAAGGTCAAGCTTACCAAGGCTGATATCAAGAGCCTCCCTTGTGGGGAGGCTGTTATACTTAGTAATAAATTCTGAAACCAGATTGAAGATCTTTTTATTTACATTGTTACTGAAATATTCTTCCTTGAGGAATGGATGTACTTTACGAACATATTGCTCATTCGTTGCCAGATTCTTCAATATAACTGATTCCATCGTCATTGATTACCTCTCCATCAAAGCCATCACCGATCATGCTATTCTGTTCTTCTAGAAACTGAACTAGAAGATTGCCTACGACGTTGTTGAACTCTTCCTTTTCTGACTCAAGGATTGTACCCTTAACTACGTCATAGTTAAAGTTTAAAAGAAGATTATTATCCTTCTCTTCAAGTCTTACAATTCCATATTGAATTGCAATGCCCTTAAATCTGCCTTCATCAATTTCGATATGAGCATTTCCATCCCCTTCATTTTGAATAATATTAAACTTCATATTCTTCTGCTCTTTCTTTTGCTTCTTCGATTGACATGTCTTCGATGAAGCAAGGAGTTCCAGAGCCAACCCAGGCTCCAATGATATTGAACTCAAAATACTCCTGTGCTTCATCAAAAGTCATACCATCTGCCATCAAATTTTCAATGATCTTTTTTTGGCTATATGCTGCGATTGGTTCGTTTTGGCCAAATCTCCACATGAAACCAATAAAAGCGTTGTCGTGACCATCGCAAAATAAAATTTCACCCATACTTAAAATCCTCTTGAACGCGCTCATCAATTTTCTTTAGAATCTCCTGAGTGAAATACTTCTCAGGCTCTTCGTTGATATGCTTTTCAAACACTTTTGTACCATCAGGAAGCTCAATCTTAGTAGAGTTCTTCTTGAAGATACCGTAATCCAAGGCAAGGTCAACAAGACCGTAATAACGGTTCAAGCCGCTATCGAAATTTAGTTGAACCTGAACGATCTTGTTCTCCTTGGTTAGTCGGCTCTTGTAAAGTTTGCAAGTAATTAGATTACCTACAACTTCATCGTCCTGCTTATCCTTCTTCTTGGACAGAGTTACGATAGTAGAAGCCGCATATTTTAGACCAGATCCACCACCAAGTTCCTTAGTTGGAACATAGGCTCCTACTACATCGTAGGTATGGTTTGTCATAATCATGGGAATCTTGGCCTTGCCAAGCTTCAGCGTTAGAACGCGGAAGGTTCCCTTGATGACTTGTGCGCGTGTCATATCGCGGGTATTCTTACCTTCAGCAACATCATTCATTTCCTTGGCAGTGCTTAACATGCCTAGCGAGTCAAGAACAATCATCATTGGCTTGCGCTCAGATTCGTCTGTCGCAAGAACCTTATCAACGATTGTCAGGCACTGGTGGCGGAATTCTTCGACTGTCTCCACCGGAAACACGGCAACCCGCTTTGGGTCAACTCCGCGCTCAGTAAACATGTCGCTGGTTACTGCTTGTTCTGTATCGAAGTAAAGAACGATACCTTCTGGATTCGCTTCCAGAAATTGTGCAACAACACCAATACTGAAGTAAGTCTTGCCAGTAGCAGATTCACCAGCCAAACAGGTAATTTTGTTACTAGGTAAACCATCGAATAGGCTACCAGATAACAGAGCATTAAAAGCATAAGACCCAGTATCAATATAGCCGCAAACGTCAGATCCATCAAGTCCATCTTCGACTTTACTTGCGAATTTGTTTCCTGAGACATTAATCATTTCCTTTAAAAAGTCCATTACTTATTTTCCTTAATATCATAGTAGTAATTATCATCATGTCCGTCAATGATCCATCGATCACTTTCTCCCTCACATCTCCAACTAGTATTATCAACTTTGAAATCGGGTTTTGTAGGGAAAGGTTTAGTTACAAATGACATGTTCTTCCAATACACCCTATTATTTGGTTGTAGTGTGTAGTTGCCGTTATCCAAAGCAATCATATGAAGACATTTATATTGAGATGGTTCGTCGGAATAAGAATTGCGATACCAATCAAATGTCATAACGTATTCTCCCCAATGCTCTGACTTATCTTTGAGAATAACCTTTGATCTTGTATCAAACAAAGCATCATATTCTACAACAGAAACATTTTCGTGAAAGCAATCCCACAACTGCAAGTAATCAAGAGGCATTAAGGGAGCGTCTTGTTTCCAACAAAGCATATGTATTGGCACTCTACTTCTTACCAAACCATAATCAGTCATTACATGAAAAGTCATAGCACTTCCAGAACAAGATTGTGCTCCAAAGACCATAACTTTATCAAATTCACCAATATGGTCTTGGTGCTGATACATGTGTTCCTTGCGAAGAAAGCAATAAAATTGATTAATGTTTACGTTATGCAAATAAAGACTCCAAAGTGTTTCGTTTTTCTGTCTGCCATCCGATAGCATCCACAATGCTTTTGAGCGGATCTAGAAATGCCTTTTCAAACTGCGTATCATAGTCGATGTAGTTCTTTAAGTCAAACTCTTTCGGCAAAGAAGTCATGAATGAAATTACACAATCCTTGCCCGTGATTCCACCAACTGGGTTGGGAGACTTAAGATATAGGAACTTAATCTTGTCCGCATCACAAATGAACTGGTATTTCTTTCCGAGATCATACTTCTTGATATAGTAGTTGAACAGGAGTGCTCCCTTGACGGCGATTGGAGTACCCTTCTTATAGATCGTAAACGAATCTGTATAGTCCTTGACTCCGTTCACTGAACGAGGGAATGCAATATCCTCTGGAGCAAGCTTTCGGAACTTCTTTCTGAAGCTTTCTATGTAATCGATCAGGGTTGCATTGTCATTGGTCAGAATGATATCGATACACTTCTTTAATTCCTCACGCACAACCTGTGGAGTAGATGAACGGGATGTTTCGATGCCCATGATCTTGGTCTTTGGCTTGGTGTAGCGAACACCTTCAGAGTCGTGAACCAGGAGCATGTACCGCTTCTTTGCTGTCCAGATACCCTTTGATGCAATAGACTCTCGCTTCATGAACATCTTGTTGTCATAGGCATTCATGAACTCAGCAAGTTCGTCATAGGATTTCTTGATATACGGCTCCACGATTTCCTTGCAGCATTTGTCCAGATAGGTCACGATTTCTTCTACTGACTTGCCCTTGGCAAGAGTATTTACTAATGGACCCATGTTGATATAGATTGAGTCTGTGTCGCTGGCAACGACATAATCGTGGTTTGTCTTGAGCATCTTGTTCAAGAACTCATTGATCTTGTTTTCGATCCAACGAATTGAAAGCTGACCAGATAGAGTAATAGCTTCGGCAATCTCTTCATCGTAATACCGGAAGTATTCATTTCCAATCGCACCATAAGCGGAGTTTAGCTGAACCTTACGGGACATCTGGAAATTGTTGAACTTAGCAATCTGTAGTTCCAGATCTTCTCGCTCTGGACTTTCTGGGCCAAGCTTCTCAAGCTTCTTCTGGCAGTCAATCATCTGCTTCTTGTACTGGCTTCGTTCAGCATACATCTTCTCCATGAGTCGAGGAAGAAAGCCCTGATTGGTCTTGGTGAAACCAACTCCATTTGCAGCAACCGAAATACCATGTGTCTTGGCTAGTTCTAGGTACTGGACAGCCTTAGAATTTTTTTCCAGAATATCCATGGGCTTCAGACCATTACGAACAAACAAGAACGACTTGTCTTCCTTTGTTTCAGGAGACAGATTATATTGCATGATGAGGTGTGGATAGAGGCTATTCAAGTCGAATGAAACGATCCAGTCATTCATGCCGAGAATTGGTTCCTTGACGTATGCACCTTCGTACTGCTGTTCCTTGATCGCTGTCTTCTTTGGAGGAATTACAATCTTATCCTTGAGGAGTTCATTGTAGATGATCGTGTCCCAAGTACGAACCTGACTGAATACATCGTCGTAGTTTACCTTGGCAGAATATGCCACGGCAAGAACAAGTTCAATCAGCTTCATCTTGCGTTCAAGCTTATAGACTAGCTCGACATCGTGGAAGTTATACTGCACGAACTTATTGAAATCGTTCTTATAGAACTCCTTCAGGTTGTCATACTCATCATAGGACAACTTACGCTCACCTAATTCCACTGAGGCAATGTAATCAAGACGATACGATTCCTGCTTGCTGTATGTGAACTTCTGATATAGTTCGTAATAGTCCAGAGTAGATACTCCAACCATCTCGTAGCACTTCTGAGGACCACGGCTAGTCTGAATCGTCTTTTCGTAGATTCGTTCAAATGGAGATAGCTTCAGGACTTCATCTGATCCTAGAACTCTTACAATACGATTGTAGAGATATGGAATATCGAAGAACCGGACATTCCATCCGGTGATAATGTCTGGAGCATGCGACTCCCAGAAGAACAAAAACTCTTCCAGCAGTTGCTTTTCGTTGTCATACTTCTGGCAACGAACATTTGGATCATCGATATTAAATTCGCCAAGACCAAACACATAGGAACGATCATTGATACGAACAGTAATTGCAATCACTTGCTCCGAGGGATTACTGATCTGCGGGAATCCATCTTCACAAGTAGTTTCGATATCAATATACGCAATTACAATCTTACGAATGTCATATGAAATGTCTTGGGGAAATTCTGTGGCGATGAACTGATAAACAAAGTCAGTCTGGCCATAGATCTCAAAGCCAATGACATTCTTATACTTGTCGATGAACTCACGGCATTCGTACATGCTACCGGGCTGGATCGGTTCTAGACGAACTCCATCGAGTGTTCTCCACTCAGTCTTGTTCTTGGTTGGAATAAAAAGAGTCGGGTTAAAGGGGATTGCCCTTTGAACCCGAACTCCATTTTCCACCCCTCTGTAGAGGATCTTAGATCCGTGGCTCTCGACGCATGTGTAGAATGACATGCTTGGATTATAGCCACAAATCTTTGTAAATCAAGCCTTATCCTTGGACTTTACATAAGCCGAGAATAGAACGCAATAGTTCATAATGTCTAGAATTGCGTCCTGATAACCTTCATTATCAACTACAAGCTTACCAGCACTTGCGAAAGTGCTAAGACGAGATACCTTATCTGTGATTCGTACAAGGAATCCCTGTTCTGTACTGCAAATACCCATTGCTTCGCATCTTTCAAAATTTGCAAATGGTTGTTCACCGCTATTACCAGCGTAGTCGTGATTCTTCTTCTTCATGATATGAAGAGCAGTCTGCGAAAGCTCTTCGTGATGCTTAAAAAGTTCTTCTCTATTCATACTCCTGTGCTCCCAAAGCCACCGCTTCTATTTGTCTTCTGTATAGGTCTTTCAAAGATGTGATTATAAACAAAATGTTCAGTACGAACAAGTTCCATTTGGGCAACTCGTTCTTGATGGCCGATATCATACGAAATATCGCTTGTGTTGACTAGAGGAATCATAAGTTCTTCCACATAATCAGAATCGATTACGCCTTCGCAGTTGACCAGAGCCAGACCCTTCTTGATTGCAAGACCAGAACGAGGGTGCATACGCACCGAGAAGTGCTTTGGAATGTCTAGAATGATTCCTGTGGGAACCAGGATTCTTTCCTTTGGTCCTATACGAATAGAGACTGAATTATCATCAGTCTTGATTGTACTCTTGTTATTGTACCGATCATAGACGGTAATTTCTTTGCCTTGAATGAAGGCAAACACATCAACGCAAGCCGAATCTTCTGTAGAAAAGCTGGGTGATTGTACAGTAGGATGAAGCTTATAAATTCCTATTGATTCCATAGTAAAAGTTTACACTAAAATGAGTAAAAGTCAAGCGTCTGTAGCGTCAGAAAATTCTATGTTTGCTTTTATCCTTCCCAAACACCAACCCAATCACAATAAGGAGAATATTTTTGTATAATAAACTCTTTATACTGTTCTTGTGTATGAGAGTTGAGTGTGCTGTTTCCTCCTGCACCTCCACTACTTGATCCACTACCAGCAGATCCTGCGGTTCCCACGGTAAAGTTGAGAGTGTCTCCTACTTTAAATCCGTCATGAAGACTTCCTCTGTATGTGTAGAATGACATGCTTGGATTATAGCCACAAATCTTCGTAAATCAAGCCCTATCCTCTATTACATTTATCTCCCAAGACTGGTGAACTGTTCCGTCCCCTATTGTGTAGACAGGAACAATGTAATGAGTAGAATCGTCGTGTTCGGGAACGGAGTCTACCGTAAGACTGTAAAATTGAGATCGCTTTGGATTGTTATTCTTTTCAAGACCTTCTATCCAGTTTGGATCTAGTTCCAAAGTTTCTACTATTTCTCCGTTTTTCACTCTTGCGTACTTCATCCGTATCTCCTTGGGTGTTCTGCGCTTGTTGGTGTGTATGCGGTTCCGAAATTTGTTGCAGTGGCAGTGCTGTGATTTCCCGTTATATCTATTACTGCTGATCCTGATTGTCTAATCAGAGGATTATAGAACACCAAATTTTTGTTGCTTACAACATTTGGCTTTACCCCACGACTTAAAGCCAAGATTTCATCCCCCGATAGTTCCTTGTTCCAAACTGCTACTTCGGCAAGCCTCACATTCTGTCCCGCGCCGTCGTGACCGTACTGTGCGAGAGCAATTCCTATTCCGCTATTGATGTAAAAAATGGGATCAGAGAAATTTGATCCAGTTTTTGCTGTGGTGTTTGTTGCGGAATTTCCCCCGTTCAGGTACGCTGTTCTGCTGGCTCCACCAATTCGGAACACCCCACATGCGTGTGTCCAAGTATTTGTTGCCCACCCTACCCCAACTCCTGCTTGAGCGCGGGATGTGCCAGTACTAGTATAATGCCCTGCCTCTACTCGTCGTGAAGTGGTAGTTGCATTGCTTAAAATCGAAAGCCCGTATTCGTAGAAATCCTCTGTGTTATTGTCTGCCATTTGAAAGGAAATCAGAGGTTCCCTTCCTGTAGTTCTGTTGGAGTAGAACCATACACTCATTGTTATGTCGTATGAGGTTAAATCCCAATACGATGTTGCAAGCACGCTTGGAAAATCTATTAATTGAGCCGTTATGACTCCACTGCCAAACTCAAGACTCATGCGCCACTCCTGACTTCAACAGAAATTAGTTCTGCGTCACCGCTCATTGTGTCGTTTATGGTGTCGCTCTGCTCTCTGTAAATTTTCAGTCGATAGAAATTCCCTGCTGCAAGGCCGTCTATGCTTGTTACTATTAGTTCGGTTGTTGTGGGTACGCCGCTTGTGCCGTTTGCGGTTCCGTTGCCCTCTGTTGCAGTATCAAAAGAATCCGAATCCAAATCGGTGTTTAGATTCATAAACTGCGCTCCCCAACGAACACTTCCGCTGGTTGCACTGGTCGCCATCCAAGTTAATCGCACCTTTATTCCGCTACCTAAATTTGCGCCTTCAGGGATAACGCCAACAAAAATTGCGCTTTCGTCTGCTGAGGCGTCGGCAAAATCCAAAACCATTACAGAGTTTCGTGTGTCTATGGTTGCAAAGTTTGTTGTGGGCGGTTGATTGTCTGCGGGAGTGAATCGCTGAAATGTTTTTGTTCCAACACTGCTCCACGACAAAGTATCAACACCATTTGTAGTGAGAA